CAACCCCCTCCCAAACGCAAGCAACCGCCCCGGCTGCCGCTGTTGGTGGTTTGTTGACTCCCACGCAGACGGTTCCAGTCCAGGCCACAAATATCCCAGCTCAGACGCAACCTACCGCGCCGACTGCCGCCGCTGTTGGAACGCTTGCTCCTACACAGACTGTCCAAGTTGAGGATCGGCCAATCAAGCGCGAAGAGGCTCAGATTCTGACTCCTGTGGCCGCTGGTACGGTTGCAGGCGTCCCGGTTGCAGATGTAACGGTTCCCCGCTCGTCTACAGGCCCAATTGAGGGAAGTACGACGATTGATCCTCTGTTGGCATTGGGGCTTTTAGGGCTTGCCGGGACTGCTTTGGCCGGGGATAAGGAAACGGTTGCGCCCTTCGACCAAGCGGCTTATGACGCAATCGCTAAAGCCCCGAGTCCTGTTTATCCTCGCGGTCAGTTCACCCCGATATCTCTTGGCGGCTTGCCTGGTATGGGCGGGATGGGTGAAATGGGTGCTTACGATTACTTCGGGCCTTACTATGGCGCGGGTAGATTCGGCGCTCGTCCGCAGGCATTTGCTTTGCCGGGACTTCTCGGGTCTCAGATGATGTCTATTCCGACAACTCCTATCAGGAGCGCAGCAGTTTGAACAAGTCAGAACGGGCTAAAACGCTTCTGGGTGACGAATGGTTTACCGGGGAGATTGATTCCATCCGGTCAACACTTATGAGTGTTATTACCAATTCGGATGAGATGGACATAGACATTCGTGAGCGAGCCTATTTGAAACTTCGCTTACTTGATGAAATAATGGGGCACTTTTCCGCAATTGCTTCCGAAGACCAGATGGTCAAGAAGCGGTGGAAAATCCTCTGATGCGAGTCTGACGCTTTCAGACACAACTGAGGAACGAAATGGCTGAGAACATGGCCCCGGAATCCGGGAATGTCTCGATGACGGTAAACGAAGCCGCAGGCGCGTTTTTGGGACTGATGGAGCCGACGGAAGCTGAACAAGCCGCCCCGCAAGCTCAAGAGGAACCAGAACAAGTCGAGGCGTCCGAACCCGAGGTACTTGAAACCGAAGAAGTAGAGGTAGAGCCTGAACCACAGCGATTCCGAGTGAAAGCCGCTGGTGAGGAAAAGGAAGTCACCTTCGACGAATTGGTGGATGGGTATCAAAAGGGGCTGGACTACACCAAGAAGTCACAGACTCTTGCCGAGCAGCGTAAAGCTGTCGAAGCTGAGAGGATGGCCGTAGAGCAGGCAAAGCAGGCGCGGGATGCCTACGCGCAAAGGCTGAACCTGATCGAAGAGTTCATCAGTAAACAAGACACCGGGGAAAATCTCGAGGCGTTGAAAGAGACAGACCCCATTGGTTATGCCGTCAAGGTAGCCGAGCGCACAGAGCGCGAGAAGCAGCTTTCGATGGTTCAGGCCGAGAAGCAGCGTATTGCTCAACAGCAAAACGCCGAGCGTCAAGCCGAACTAGCCCAAGCTGTTCAGCGTGAAGCGCAGCGACTTGCGGAGGTGATTCCTGACTACGCGCACCCTGAGAAGGGAACCGAAGTCAAGAAGATGGTTCGAGAGTTTGCTAGGTCAATCGGTTATTCCGAGCAAGAACTGGCAACCGCTTACGATTCTCGAGCTGTTCAGGTTCTGTATATGGCCGCGCAATACGCGAAGTTACAGAGCCAGAAGCCTCAAGTAACCAAGAAAGTAAGTGAAGCGCCGAAGATGCTTCGTCCAGGCAATGCAGCAACTCAAAAGGTAGCGGCAGACGAAACAGTAAAGAAAGCTCATTCGCAGTTGAGGAAGTCTGGAAAAGTCTCCGATGCTGCGGCCCTGTTTGAACGTCTACTCTAAGGAAACATCATGACCACTTTTCGTACCTATGCCGCTATTGGTATGCGGGAAGACCTGAGCGATATCATCTATAACATCGCTCCCACCGACACGCCTTTCATGTCGTCTATCGGCAAGACCAAGGCTACCGCTGTTCTGCACGAGTGGCAGACCGACTCCCTGGCCGCCGCTAGCGTTTCCAACGCTGCTGTGGAAGGTGCTGACGCCACCACCGCTACTTTGGCCCCGACTGTTCGTGTGGGCAACCGCACCCAGATCAGCCAGAAGACGGTTGGCATCACCGGAACGCTGCAAGCCGTTGACAAGGCTGGCCGCAAGTCGGAATTGGCCTATCAGCTCTCGAAGGCTTCGTCTGAGATCAAGCGCGACATGGAACACATCCTGTTGAGCAACCAGACCGCCTCTAACGGCACGGCTGGCTCCACCGCCCGTACCCTGGGTGGCTTGCAGGCTTGGCTGAACAGCAACTTCGACGGCGGTTCCGGCGGCACGGCTGGTAACCTGGGCACGACCGCTCGCGTGGGCGGCACGGATCGCACCTTCACCGAGACCATCCTCAAGACGGTCATCAAGGAAGTGTACGAGTCGGGCGGCACGCCGAAGATTCTGATGGTCAACCCTGGTCACAAGCAGACCGTTTCGGCCTTCGCTGGCATCGCTGCTCAGCGTTACATGGCTCCTTCGGATGCTCCGACCACCATCATCGGCGCTGCTGACATCTATCTGTCGGACTTCGGTTCTGTGTCGGTTGTCCCCAACCGCTTCATGAACGCGAACAACGACTGCAACGATGTGGCCTTCGTGCTTGACCCTGAGTACGCTGCCGTAGCCTTCCTGCGTCCGTTCCAAACGAACGAGCTGGCTAAGACGGGTGACTCGGAGAAGACCCAGTTGCTGTGCGAGTACACGCTTGAGGTTCGCAACCAGGCTGCTCACGGCATCTGCGCTGACTTGACCTAAGCCGACCTATCGGTGACAACTAAGGGGGCCGGGGCAACTCAGCCCCCTTTTTCACATGAACACCAATTTAGAAGACATCAAGGTAGTCCACCGTAAGGCTCACGCCGATGACAATGGGGGCATCATCATTGAGAGCGCCCAGGATGTTGGCGGGATCGTTGAGTCCAATCGTAAGCAATTCAATGCTTATGATGAACGCGCTCGGTGGAGTGATGACCTGTTGGGCAATAAGATCGCTTCTATTCCCTTATCGGTGATTGACGATCTCAACCAAAAGGGCATCATGCGAGGGTTTCATGTTCTCGATCAGGCCCGTTTTAAGGCTTGGCTAAACCATCCTGACAACCGCGCATTCCGCACCCGTCCAGGGAGGATTTGATGGCTATCTCGACCTATTCCGATCTCAAGACCGCAGTTGCAGACTATCTAGCTCGGTCTGATCTGACCAGCAAGATTCCTGACTTCATCACATTCGCAGAGAACCGCCTTCGCCGGGACTTGCGGATTCGTCAGATGCTCAAGCTCGTCAATGCAACGATGACCGCCAACGACTCCACGCTATCGCTTCCGAGCGACTTCCTAGAGATGCGGGACATCCACCTGAATACGACTCCAAACTCTGCTTTGGAGTACCTCTCTCCCAACATCTTCTATCGCAATGCCGATGCGACAAACACGGGCATTCCGAAGCGATATACCTTGTTGGCGAGTGATTTCCAGTTCGCACCGATCCCGGACTCTGCTTACAACGTGCGGATGCTGTACTACGCAGCTCCGACTTATCTGAGCGACTCCAACACCTCAAATGTGTTCTTGGCGAACTGTCCCGATGCGCTGCTTTACGCTTCTTTGGGAGAGGCAGAGCCTTACATCATGAATGATGAGCGTCTAGCGACATGGGCTGCGCTGTATCAGAGGGCAATTGACACTATCAACGCATCCGATGATCGGGGAGAATACGCAGGTGTTCCCCTGACGATGACTCTGGCTAGGAGATAAAAATGGCTGAATTTTCCAACTATCTTGAGAATGCGCTAATCAATGCCGTTCTCCGCAACACTTCTTACACGAGTCCTGCGACGGTTTATGTGGCGCTATACACCACAGACCCGACCGATGCGGATACAGGTACTGAGGTGAGTGGAAACGCTTACGCCCGTCAATCCGTGGCTTTTTCTTCTCCGTCGAACGGGGTGACCTCAAACTCGGCGGCTGTGGAGTTCCCGCAGGCCACGGGTTCGTGGGGAACGGTGGCCTATATCGGCCTTCGGGATGCCTCCTCGGGTGGGAATCTACTGTTCCACACCGCTTTGGATGCATCCAAAACCATCGCCACGGGTGATGTGTTCCGTATCGCCATTGGTTCGCTCACGGTCACGCTGACGTAATGGCCGATCTCTACCCACCGTGGTCGATTGACTCCCTTGATAACCTCAAGGCGAGTCTGGATGACCTGACTCTAACGCTTGATTCGCCTCTTTATGAGACAAGCGTTACTCGGTGGGATGGGGATGCCTCCATCGCTGCTTCTGCGAGTGTTGCAGCAGACGCAACACGGGTTCAGTTTGGCTCTGCCGCGATAGATGCGTCAGCTACCGTCACGGCAGATGGCACGAGGGTTCAATTTGGCGCGGCCTCGATAGATGCTTCCGCGACGGTTACGGCAGATGCCCAGATCGTCAAGGATGCCTCGGCGCAGATTATCGGAACAGCTACCGTCACGGCCCTTGGCGGGTTGGTGATTGATGGTGCTGCTCAAATTTCTGGCGAAGCAAGCGTTACTTGTGCGGCATCTCCGATCTTTGCGGGTGTTGCCAGTATCACGGGGACGGCAGACTTCACGGCCCAGGCGATACGAGTTCAGTATGGCGATGCGGCAATAACCGCTTCGGCAGATGTTTCTTGTGCTGCTCAGACAGTCAAGCCTGCTTCTGCTGAGATCACCGCTACCGCAACGGTCACGGCTAATGGTGGACTGGTTGCGAGTGCGGAAGCACAGATCACGGCTATCGCAGAGGTTTCCTGCTACGCAAATGCCACATTCTCGGCCTTTGGATCAGTTGTAGGGGTGGCGACTGTCACTTGCGATGGAGAGAAGCAGGGGCAAGAATGGAGCGATGTGGTGGTTCCTGTTGACACATGGACGGTAGTGGTTGACGCAGAGACCTCTTGGTCTGTAGTGGCAAACGATGAGACCACATGGACTGATGTTACAGACACCGAGACCAACTGGACTCCAGTTGCCGCTGCTGGTGGAACATGGGTGAGGGTGTGAAATGCCTGAAACTAAGATTACATTCGGAGAGTGGTTGCCAGATCAACCAGGCATCGCTGGTGCGCTCCAATCCGCATACAACGTCTATCCTCAGCAGATTGGATACGGCCCTATTCCGAGCCTGACTGACTACTCAAACTCGGCCTCTGAGAACCTGACTCGCGTCTTCTCTGGGAAGATTGCCAGTTCTTCCACGATGTTCGCCGGAGGTGCGACCAAGCTATTCAAGTACAACTCGACCAACCGCAACCTGGATGATGTGTCCAAGGTTGGTGGGTACACGGGCGGGAATTGGAGCTTTACCCAGTTCGGCGATGTGGTTCTTGCCGCGAACAACTCGCAAAAGATTCAGTCTTTCACCCTCAACAGCAGTACCGCTTTCGCTGATGTTGCGGCGGCAGCTCCGGTCTGTAAGTATCTGACTGTTGTCCGTGACTTCGTGGTCGCGGCAAACATCTCGTCTTATCCGAACCGAGTGCAATGGTCTGACATCAACGACGATCT